TGCCAACGCTGCTGCCTACGCTGCCTACGTAAAAATGGCAGATGATCTCATTGATTGCATCAAAATTGTGTGTTCAAAGCAGGGGCTTGTATGACCATCATCGACGTTCGCTCCCTGACCGCTGCATTGAATGGATGTATGAATTCAGGGTTGACGGAGCAACAGGCCCGGCGTGGTTTGAGCTTGCTTATGCCGCTTGGAACGATATGCCGAGAGCTAACGATGCACAACAGGAGAAAACGGAATGAGTGACGAAAACAAAACTGCGGCAGTGCTATTGGCAGTTCTTGTAGTGCAGCTTTGGCTTGGATGGACGCTGGGGCGAGCTGTATCGGTAATGGACGACAAGCCGGACTGCAAGCGGTATTGGCAGCAAATGGCGCTCTACCTGCAGACTGAAAAAGAAGCCGATCTTCCGGCATTCATTCCTGAGTGCGTGAACTGAGTGCCGGCACAGTAAACGGATTGCTGTGACAGCCCTCATCGTGCCAGCACTCTGCGCACGCGGTTGGTACATTTTTGTCAGCTGTAAATCCTGCGCACGCAGGAATGTCCATCCAGCACAGCTCGCAATTACAGGTTGGTATCATACGTCGGCCCCTTGTCGTTGATTGAGCGCCAGTCTCTATTTGCTGGCAATCCTCTCGCTGCATCATATTTTGTTTGAGGCACCTTGGTTGCCGTGTGCTTATGGGTTTTTCGCGCCCCAAACACAGCCTTTAGATCGGTCATGCCGCGTCTTCTTCTTCGAATGATTGTTTGCCCTGCCACCTTCACAGCGCTCATTCTTGCCCACGCCATTGCCCCCATGCGAATGCCATCAACTTCAAAAATGTGCTTTTCCATTGACGCCGCTGTATGTCCACGGAAGACGTTACACGCCCGGCACAAAGCTCTCAGGTTGGCAATAGAATTGTTGCCCGGGTTATTGTCGATATGGTCGATATGCAGCGTGCGCCAATTTATAGGCCGTTGGCACAGCTCGCACTCTGCTGGCTCAGCATTCCGCTCGTCATAATAGACTCGCCTATGCTCCCTGACCAATCCTTTGCTATTGGCCAGCGGGTGCTTTTCAGCCCACACAGTCACATAGCCATTCTGATTGACGTACTGCGTCTTTCGCTGGCGTTTTTCCACTTTGGCTCGATTAGGCTTTAGTTCGAATGTGCCATTTCGTCTGCGCCTGATGTAGTGCATTTGGCACAACTCATCCGCCTTGTATTGAATTGGCTTATCACAACCGGCAATGCAGCAGCTCATATCAACCTCGGTATGGTTGCGGTAAATTGAAGGAACAGCAAGGCGGTTACCGTGTCCGCCTTTTCAGCCGCTAAGCCTAGCTGCCCCTATTCTACAACCCCCGCAATTTCAAGGATATCGCCCTTGGATCTCCAATTTCTGGACGGCCTTCCATGTTCGCGGATGAACTTCATTTCGTCAGCAATCACTGCTCGCATCCTGATCAGCTGCTGGCACGTATAATGTTTCGGCGCATGCGGCCCCATCAGCCAGTTCATAAACTCATCCCCGATACGCCCTCGCAACCTTATCTCAAACCGCTGCGATACCGTCGCTTCGTTTTTCCGGTACTTTGCTTGCCCTCGGTTGCATGCGGATCCTTGGCTGGCTGCATTCAGCGGGCAATACCTCAATTGCGGCATTGACCCCACTGATCTCAAATGCCCGCAATCGACAGAGTGGCCACACACCGGCTCTCCGCACGATCCACAAGGCAGGCCCGCGTCTAGCACCCTTATCAAGGCATTAAAGGCTTTTTGGGTAAGGCGTTTCTGATGCTTCAAATCGGTCTCGCTTAATGCCTGTCTACGCCTCTTGAATCCACGCTCGACTTCCTTCTTGATCTTTGCCTGCTCTCGTTCTTTAGATGCTCGCAGCTTCCTACCCGCCGCCATAGCCCACTCAATCTGATGATCTTCCCCACACCACGCCTGTAGCCCACGGACAATGCCGTCCGATGGCCTGAACCGGATGCCGCAGGATTTCAGGGCGCACTTGCGCTTGGAATTCATACGACGATTCCTGCCAGTATCAGGGCGCGCTCCATCACCAGATACCATGCGTACAGGGGGAAGAGAATCGCAATCGCGGTTGGTATTGCCCCGACAGCCAGCACAATTCCGGCCAGCCACATGCCAAGACCAAACAGCTCAACAATCGATTTCATAAGCCCTGCTGCCTCTGCAGTTTCGCGTACTGGCCCGTCGATTCCAGCACAAGGCCGTCCTGAGCCGCTTTCATCTGGAGCCATGTCAGGAACTGGAACATCTCGCCATGCTTGTAGTCGGCCGAGCTGCGGTAGTAGATCCTGCCCTTCCGCTTCGGCTTTGCCGGGTTGACCATGCGCGTAATCATCCATTGCGCTCCGGTCTCGGTGTAATACTGCTTTTTGCACAGGGTTTTGATGAACTCTACCATCTCGCCGCTCACCTGCTTGCGATCAATCTTCGCCAGATGGGCAGCGTACAGCGTCAGCCACACGTGAAACAGCGAATTCTGTGTAAGGCTTCTGTCCTCGCCTGCCCGATACGTGAACGTCAGGTATTTGAACTCTTCGAACTTGGCGCGCACCCACTTGCCGAACTCAGGGATCGACTGGGCCGAGTTGACCACGAAGGTCTCGTCATCAATTTCCACAGAAACCTCCGGTAAGCGGCCTGCTCAGGAACGCGCCGAAAGCCGACGGCCCTGCGTCACGCATGAGCGCAGCAAATTGCTTCTGTTTCTTCACCTTGATCGGCTTGGTCCTTGCCCTGCCGACGGACCTGAACGTCACCCCGGCGCGCTTGAGCCTGCAATGCATCGTGTAGTAACTGCACCCAGCCTCTGCCGCCAGTGGGATCACCCGCTCGCCTTCGTTGTATCTTCGTACTGCCTCGTTGATGTCCATTTTGATCTCCCAGTTGTTAGAACAATTGTTGTTGCTGTGCTGCTATTTTGGCGTTGTGGATGAGCCACATGCGCTGAATGTTGATGTGCGTTTTGACTTGATCGCGCCAGTGCTCTGGGCATCCCCTCAGTGCGGCCTTCTGCTTTTCCTTGTCGGTGCCAGCGGCCATAAAGTCGGCAGCGTAGCGGTGCGGAAGTTTTCTACTCACGACCACCGCCGAGATGCCACGCATCAGCAAAGTCGCCAGCTCTGTCTGGTATCTTCACTGTAACCGCGATGCCCTTTTTGACCAGATTGTGCGCCAGAGTGTACGCTGCTTTCTGGCCGGTGAAGCTCGCGTCGTTGTCGCCGTAAATTATCACGCCCTTCACTGCAGGAGGCGGACAGAACTTTTCCAGCATCAAGGCAGTGCCTGATGCCCAGCACGGGACGCTGTACATCTTCATGACGGCCAGCGCAGTTTCAATGCCTTCAGCGATTCCGACAGCGTCGTAGTCCTTGGTGAGCCGAATGAAAGCCCCGTCCGTGCTGCAGCGAGGAGTCAGGATCTTTTTCACAGATGGCACAGGCGCCTTGGCGCCTTCTGCAGTCAGGTAGGTGACATGCAGCGTGGCCACGGCAGTCATGTTCTCGACCAGCGCCACCATCGCAGGGAACGTCCCAATCACTTTCCCATCCTCGTCGTAATACTTCAGCCCGGGGTGCTCACGCAAGAAAGGCGACGCTTTCACGCCACGCGACGCCAGATACTTCCTGACGATGCCGCCGTGGAAATTACTGATCGGCACGCTCTCTGCGATGATGCGCCGGATCCTGCCGTCGCCGTTCTGTGCCGGCTTTTTTGCCTTGACGTTGAACTGCTCGGCGCGTGGCGCTATCTCGTCCATCAGCTCTTTCAGCGACTTGTTGGTGTACTTTGACAGCAGGTCGAGACCATCACCAGATCCGCAACCCGAGCAGAAATACGTGCCTCGCCCATCCTTATCGTCCCATCTCCATCTGTCCCTGCCGCCGCACAATGGACATGGCCCATGCGCATTACGCAGGAAGCTCTGATCGATGCCGTACGACAACAGGATGCCGTACCAGCGTCCGCGTGTCGCCGCTCTAAAATCTTCAAACATTGGCGCCCTTCCCTTTTGCGTAGCGGATATTCATCGCCGTGATATAGCTGAGAATTTCATTTGACGGCGGAACAGCCGTAGCATCTTTGTGCCGGTTGGGCCATACACCGTACAACCTTTTGTACAGGTTGGCCGCATACCCCGGCTTTTTTCCCTTTTCCCTGCAGTACCAAAGAAACTGCCCATACACTGATTTTTTTTGCTCTGGTGACGCATTTTTGTTGTTCTTCTTCTGCGTCCGCGTGAGTTCCTCGAGCTGACCCTGCGCCTCTACAACAGCGTGCTGGCGCTCTGGTTTGTATCCGCAATTTGGGCACTCCCAGACTTTAACAGGCTTTACGAACTTGCACTGCGGACACTCTTTCGGCAACGGCTCGACCTTTTCTTGTGGTGCATTTTTCTGCTTCTTGCCGCAGTCGAGCACCGTGTGCCTGTCATCGACATCAGTGACAAATCCCAGTCGAAGAGTGGTGCCGGTGTGGTCGATGATTAAACAAAATTCCTTCCCGTCAGCAGTACGCAGACCCCTGCCAATTATTTGCTGATACAGCGAATCGCTCTTCGTAGGACGCGCAAGGATGATGCAGCGAACGTCCCAGTCCACGCCCTTGACCAAACAGCCAACGCTCACTACGCCAACTACCCGGCCATCGTGGAACTGCTTCTTGATCTCATCGCGCTCTTCGCGTGTCGTGTATGCATCGATGTATTCAAACTCGATACCAGACTCTTGAAACTTGCGCTGGATCGCTCTGGCGTGCGCTCGGTCTACCGCGTAGCAAAACGTCGGACGATTGTCGGCAAGCTGCTTCCATTTTTGGACGATGTCGCCTACCAAGTCGGCCTGATTCATAATCTCGGCAAGCTGGTCTTCCGAGTAGTCGCCCGCGACGATCTTCACCTTCGACAGGTCTGGAGCGGACGGCGCCCACACCTTGAAATCACTGAGCGAGCCTTCGTCGATCAGCTCTTGCGTGGTAGCTGTAGAGATCAGCTGCTGGAAGTGCTTGCCGAGGCCCTTTGTGTACGGCGTCGCGCTGAGGCCGATGAATGGGATCTGATCCCACTTCTCCATCCATGTTGCGTAGAACTTGTAGAAAATGTGGCAGTTGTGAACTAGCGCCCCGCCTGCAAAATACGAAGGATGTCCGCTGACTGATAGGTTGAAGACAGCCTGAGAGCCTCCAGATTCGACACGCGATACACGCACCACCCTTTGCTCGCCAAAAACAAATCCTTCTTCTTGTCTTGCGCCTTGCGTGCAAGCGACTGATGACTCGCTCCGTCCACTTCTATCGCCAGCATCAGCGCGCTGTTGGCAATGTCGATCTTGTAATGATTTGGGTATGTCGAACCCTTCTGTCTCGTTGGAACGACCAGTTCTCCCTTCCAGCCACGCCCCAAGGCTTCCAGCAGCAAACGCTGCGGGCGACTCATTGGCTTTCCATTGCCGCCCTGAATTGGAGGTTTGTGCCCGATCCGCTTTAGCGTCTGTTTTTGCTTTTCCCTTGATGACTCGTTGTGCATCGGGTTTTTCAATCTCTTCGCGCAAGATGGAGAGCAGGTAGCTCTGCTCATAAAGCATTTTTCGATTTCCACTTCCTCTCTTCGATACGCCTCGTTCCATGGTCGTCTTGGCGCGTATGTTTTGCTGCATACCGGACACACCTTGCTTGCAGAATATGATCGAACCCCCCTCCAACTTTGAGGCTTCGATCCATCCTGTTCTGGTGAAAAATGGATGATTTCCCGTGCAGCGTATTTTTGTCCCATTGTCGATCTCAACCTCTACAAGTTCTGACGCCAAGCGCGTGGATATAGCACGCACAGTACCTATGCCAGCTGCGTTATACACCAGATCGCCGCTATTCACAAATTCTATCGGAATGTCGCCCCTTGGGGTTGATATCTTTGTGCCAGCCGGGAAGCATTCGTCGATGAGGACCAGATCCGCATGCGGCAGGTGCCTGCGCCTCATCAGCGTGGCCTGCGAGCACACCTGCACCATGGCGTTCGGATTTGTCATCTCATGATCGGCTTGGATCACGCCAATGTCAGTGATGCCCTGCTCGTAAAATGAGCGCGCAGTCTGGTCAACAAGCGTGATCGCATCGACAACGAAGTGAACGCGCTTTCCCTTTGCGATAGCTGCGTGGATGATCTCTGCAGCAACCACGGTCTTGCCGAATCCGGTGGGAGCTTTGAGCACCACCCGCTTGATTCCTGATCTGAGAGCATCGCGCAGCTTATCTATCGCAAGCGACTGTCTCGGTCGTAATGTCTTTCTGCCCATGTTGTTGTCCTGCCTTGTTGTTAGAAATTGAATGCCAGCTGGCTGACTCTCATAAACGCTCCACGATAGCACTTGCGCCAGCGCCTGTCTTTGTACGGCACATTGTCGATGCTTTTGCCGGTGCGCGCATCTTCTGCCGCACGGATTTTAGCCATGGCCATGCCGCGCTTTTTTGGAATCTTTGTTGCCATATTTGCTCCTGACTCGCGTCAACAGTTTTGAAATGTTCTTGCGTGTTTTTGGGTACGGAAGATGGCCGGTCGCCGACGCTTGAAGCCTCGACACTGTTGCCACATCAATCTCCGCCTTGCGTGCAATCTCGCGCATACTCCACTGCGTAAGACCGTAAATTTCCTGCAGTGCCGTTCGTGCTTCCGCTCTCGTTTCGATCACTATTTACCTCCTGTGCGCCCAGCGACGCGCATCACATCATGAATTTATTTGTATTGCAAGAGTGTTGACAAGCTGTTGCAAGTGTGAAATTCTGAATGCCCAAAACAACTGAGGTGATGTATGTCTACAAGCAATCTCGCAATACAAACCGTGGGCATTGTGCCCGTACTTCCCGCAACCCCTGCCGCACAACTGATGACCGTCATCGAGCGCATGTCATTGATGCCCGATATCGATATGGATCGCGTTGAGCGAGCATTCGCAATGCACCAAAAAATGGAACATGACGCCGCTGTGCGTTCGTTCAATTCCGACATGGCAAAGGTGCAGGGCCAGCTGCAGGCTGTTGCCGCCAAGCTGAAGAACTCTCACACACAATCCCTGTACGCCGACATTGACGCTATCCATGCCCAATGCAAGCCCGTCTGGACTTCCCATGGATTTTCAATCGTCGGCGGATCGAAGCCGTGCGCCCAGCCGAACCACATTACTATGACGCTTGAGGTGTTGCACTCTGGTGGGCACAGCAAGCTGTACGAAGACGACTGGCCGCTCGACAATGCCGGCAAGGATGGCAAGTCCAACAAGACCGCCATTCAAGGCAAAGGCTCCAGCACTACATACGCACGCCGCTACATGGAGCTGGCGATTTTCGACATCGCAATCTCCCGGCTGGACAACGACGGCCAAAGTCAGGTTGCCAAAAAGCCTGAGAAGGAGACTGTGTCTGTGAAGCAGGTTGCCGACCTGATTGCCGCTGCCGAGCTGAAAGGCGTATCTGTATCCGCAATCTGTAAGCGCCTGCGGGTAGAGTCGCTGGCCGATCTTACCGTTGACCGGCTGCAGGTAGCCGTCAATGCGATTGCAAACACAAAAGACAAGACAGCACCGGAGGTGTCCAATGCACAATAACATTACAGACAGAGATGACATTGAAATAATCGAATGCGAGCAAGGCACTGCGGAGTGGTTTGCAGCACGGGCCGGGGTATGCTCTGCCAGCATGTTCGGTGTTGTGCTCGCAAAGGTCGGACTGCTGGATGAGAAGCAGCAGATGTACGTTGATGCGATCCGCGCAGGCACCGACGAAAAAGCAGCAATGCTGATCGCCGGGTACAAGGCTCCGCCGAAATCAACGACGGTGGCCAAAGCCCTGCGTGGCGAGAAGATCGGCGAGTGGTCCGATGCTGCGCTCAACTATGCCTTCCGGCTTGCTTGCGAGCGAGTCGCAGGTGAGCCGCTGGTCGAGCAGTTTGAAACCTATGCGATGCGTCGCGGGAAACAGCTGGAAGAGGCCTGTCGTATCCGGCATGAGATCGACATCAATGAGGTTGTGGATCTGGCCGGATTCATCCGCACGAAAGATGGCCGCTTCGGTGCGTCTGCTGATGCGCTGGTCGGCAAGAGCGGCGGAGGCGAATACAAGTGCTTCTACGCCCCCGACAAGACCCGCCCGATCATCCTCGACAACGACTTCGGTGACATCAAGCCGCAGGTCCAAGGGTGCATCTGGCTCTACGGCGCGGAGTGGTGGGACAGCTGTTTGTACTTCCCAGCACTGAAGTCTGTCGGTAAGGAGTACACCCGCCAACGGTCGCTGCGCGATGACGACTTCATCGACAACATGGAAACCGAATTGCTCGCATTCGACGCCCTCGTCTGCGAGTACGAAGTGAAAATCAGGGCACCACGTATTATCATCACTTAAACAACAGGAGCAATACCATGGCTTTTACATCCAAACCCTACAAAACCCTCATCGCAATGACGCAGGAGGCAATCGACGCCGCTGCAGTTCCGCTGCGTGCTCGCATTGCAAAATCCCGTGCCGACGGCAAGATGGCCGACATCGAAGAGCGCATGATGACCATCGAAGCAAAGATCGGCGAGCAGTGCGCGAGCAAGGAGATCGACTTCGACAAAATCATCAGCGCAATCGACGAGTACGACTTGCTGGAACGTCGCCACAAGCAGATCAGCAAGTTGATCAAAGAGCTGTTTCCTGACAAGTAGTGAGGTGATCTATGGCGAGGAGCTATGAAGATTCAGCCAATCGTGAATGGGCCCGGCTATTCGAGCAGCAGCAAGGGCTGCAAGGGCTGCTGGGCGGCCCGGGCGGCACGGGCGCGGCCCCGCAGCGGGTAATGGATCATCAGTCCGCATACAAGCAGCATGTTGATCAAAGCAAGATTACCGCACGCGACGAAGGCATTGAGAAGGAAAAAGCGGAGGCGCAGCGAGTGGCGCTACTGATGGGTCCCGTAGCAACGCAACCACGGCCTGCAAAAACGCCCAACTATGTCTTGCTGCTCTGTGCTGACTGATGAGTATGAGCATGTTGAAGTACGACATAAAGCCAGCGTGGGCATCCTACTCTGCGAGCAAGTGTACGAGGCAGGCGTTCAACGACAAAACCATTCTTGAAGATGGCGCAGGCCAGCTCACCGGAACACTGGGAGAGCTGGCCTTCGGTCGCTGGCTGAAGGATGCAGGGATCGCTTTCGAGTACGTAGCCGAGAAAAAAGGCGCGCACGATTTTGTCGTGAATAGCCTAAAGATCGATGTGAAGACCAAGGCTTGCACTTCTCCACCGCGACCGAACTACACCTGCCATGTGCTGGCCGCGCAATCAAACTACGATGTTGACCTGTACGTGTTCGCCCGCACAGACATCAACGGTTATGTGTGGCTTCTCGGCTGGATGCACAAAAACCATTTCTGGACCAGCGACAAAGCGTGTGATGTGAAGCGCGGCCAGATGGCTGACGGCCTGATTCAGACCGCCGACTCTCGCCGGATCCAGATATCAGACATCGCCACAATGGACGCGCTTCACGCCCTGCTTACTCTTTCGGCTCCCGTCTGAGAGGACTGCGGCCTGTCAGATCTTCTGCGTTTTGCTGCATAAAACCGAGACTGGACAGTGCTGCCGCAGGCGGGTAGGCCGCAAATTTTGATGTCGGCCCAGCAGATGCGTTCATTGCTCTTGCAAGCAGCGACTTGATAAACGAGCTTGAGTTTGCGTAAGCACCAATAGCCGCAGATGGATTCTTGACCGCCGCCGCGATTGATGCAGCAAGCCCTATTGGATTGTGGTTGCCAGCCATATCCACTCTGCGCTCCAGCACTTGAAGCGTTGGAATAAGCTGCGCTTGCTCGCTGACGAGATCGGCAACAGCTGGCTCGACCTTGGCCACCCCTACGCGCAGACCTCTCGCTATCGCCTTCTGCGCCTCTTCTTCGGCAGTGCCAAGCAGTCCGTATTTTTTGCGGAGGTTGCGGTGTATTCCCTGCTTCAGCCATTGAGCCT